TAAACTAACTAAAAAAATGCGTGAAGCAGAAAGACGTGAAGAAGCGGCTACTGTTTATGCAAAAAGTGTTTTGGCTGAAAAAGAACAACTTAATTCTAGACTTACAAAATTAGATACAGGATTTGTATCTGAAAAAGAAGGTAGAATTAAATCTGGTATGGAAGCGGCTGTTTCTAAACTAGCAAAAGCTAGGGAAGAAAACGACCTTAAAGCTGAAGTTGCTGCAAGTGCAGAAATTTCTAGATTGGGTTATGAAGAAGCTAGACTTTCTGATCTTAAAGCTAGACAGGCTGACCAAAAAGCTACTCAAGCCTTAGAAATGGAAAGACAACAGCAATACCAACCAGTTGAAGAACCAAGAAGAGTAGATAGTAGAGCCAGAAGTTGGGCTAGTAAAAACGCTACTTGGTTTAACAGAGATCCTGTTATGACTGAAGGGGCCAAAGTAATACACAGACAATTGACTGAAGTTGAGGGATATGATCCTAATACGGATGCCGATGAGTATTATATGGAAGTAGACCGAAGAATAAGGGTTGAATTCCCCCACAAGTTTGATATAGTTTCAGACTCGACCAACAAACCTACTCAAACTGTTGCTTCTGCAACGCGTAGTAGTAAAACATCAGGTCGCAAAACTGTGAAACTCTCACCGTCACAGGTAGCAATTGCTAGAAAATTAGGTGTGCCACTTAAAGACTATGCGGAACAATTAAAAATCACGGAAGGAGTATAAGCATGGAAAATATAGACGATAAAAAAACTTCACGTGCGAGTCAGACTAGAGAAAAAACATCTCGACCAAAAGTCTGGTCTCCACCATCTTTATTAGATGCACCCCCTGCACCAGCAGGTTTTGTACATAGATGGCTGAGAGCTGAATCAATGGGATTCGACGATTCTAAAAACGTACAAGGTCGTATTAGATCTGGTTACGAATTAGTAAGAGCCGATGAATATAATGAAGCGGACTATTCAGTTGTGCAAGACGGTAAATACAAGGGAGTGATCGGTCAAGGTGGCCTAGTGCTCGCTAGAGTACCCGAAGAGATTGCAAGACAATACGCCGAATACTATCGTAAACAGGCGCAGGAAAATGCGGAAGCATTCGACAACGATCTCATGAAGGAAGAGCACCCAAGTATGCCTATCAATATTGATAGACAAACTCGCACAACCTTTGGTGGTACGAAGAAGTAGTTTTTTAACAATTTCTAAGTTCATCATTTAAAAAAACAAATAAACAATGGAGACAATATAATGGCAAGTAATAAAGATAACGCCTTTGGCATAAGAGCCATCGGAAAAATCGGCCAGAATAGAGATAACCAAGGTTTAAGTGAATACTCAATAGCGGCTTCGGCAACAGCTATCTATTTCCAAGATCCAGTAAAAGCATTAAACACTGGAACTATTGGAGTAGCTGCAGCAGGAGACTCACTATTAGGTGGACTTAACGGGGTTTTCTTTACAGCAACCGACACACAAAAACCGACATTCGCACAACATCTAAATGCAAGTAATACTGCAACAGATATCGTGGGATTTGTATCAGACGATCCTTATGAAAGATTTGAGATACAATCGGACAACTCAACAGCATCGGCTCAAACAGACGTGTTCATGAACTATGACATTCTGTATGCAGCAGGTGATTCAGCAAACTACGTATCAAATGTAGAACTAGACGACTCATCTTTGAGTTCAACTAGTGGACAATTGAGAGTAGTTGGTGTTTCAAAAGACATTAACAACAACGATTTAAGTACAAGTAACGTAAATTTTGTTGTTATGATCAATGAACATTTCTTAAAAACACAGGCAGGAGTATAATCATATGGCTATATCACGAGGACAACTAGTTAAAGAACTAGAGCCAGGTTTGAATGCATTATTCGGCTTGGAATATAAGAGATACGAAAACCAACATGCTGAGATCTACGCGACAGAGACGTCAGACAGAGCTTTCGAAGAGGAAGTAATGTTATCTGGATTCGCTAATGCTCAAGTAAAACCCGAAGGATCAGGTGTAACTTTTGACAGTGCTCAAGAGACTTTCACTGCTAGATACACTATGGAAACAGTGGCTCTTGCTTTCGCAATTACTGAGGAAGCGGTGGAAGATAACCTGTATGACAGACTGTCAAGCAGATACACAAAAGCGTTAGCAAGAAGTATGTCTAACACTAAGCAAGTTAAAGCGGTTAACCCTTTGGTTAATGGTTTTGGAGGTGGTTTCACTTCTGGGGATGGAAGCAATTTATTTGCAACTAATCACCCTACTATTGCTGGAACAGTGTCAAACACTTTAGCTACAGCAGCTGACTTAAACGAAACTTCATTAGAGCAATCTCTTATTGACATTGCAGCGTTTACTGATGAAAGAGGTTTAAAAATTGCAGCGAAAGCGACAAAAATGATTGTCCCTTCTGCGCTACAGTTTCAAGCTGAGAGATTGATGAAATCAGAAGGCAGAGTTCAAACTGCTGATAATGATATCAATGCAATTAGATCAATGGGAATGGTTCCTCAAGGTTACAGAGTGAACAATTTCTTAACTGATCCTAATGCATTCTTCCTTATCACTGATGTTCCAAACGGAATGAAACATTTCGTTAGAACACCAATCAAAACTGCTATGGAAGGCGACTTCGATACTGGTAACTTAAGATTCAAAGCAAGAGAGAGATACCAATTTGGTGTTTCTGACTTCAGAGGAATCTACGGTTCTCCAGGAGCATAATAATTAGAAATAATGAGGCAAGACACAATCTTGCCTCATTATGTAAGTAGAAAGACAAACTATGAAAAAAACTCTCATCACTATCTGGGCCTATAATTACCACACTAAATTTGAAATATTAGCTGAGGATAATCTAGAAAGTATTGAAAAAGCTATCCTTGACAAAATTGGAGAAAAAGGTATAGTCTGGGAATATCTCGGGGACAGTTATCATTCGGGATTAAATAGAATAACTTACGAAGAGGTTATCGATGATACAAGACCTATACAAACAAAAAAGGTCCTTGGAGTTGAAGTGGGAACAGGAGCATCTAGATAATAATAGATACACTCTTAATATGGTGAAGATCGACGATAAAGTTAAAAAGATCATCACTGATATCAAGCTTGAAGAAGCTAGATTAGCTCACTTACAGAACAACATAGACGGTTCTGCTCCAGAAGTTTCAGTAGCTACTTAATTAACAAGCTACATCGTTGGAAAATTCGACTCCACACTGTAGGATCTCTTGCACTCTATTCAAAAATAAGCTATAAATATCTCACTATACAATATATTAATTTTCTGCATGGACGCGGTATAGTCGACGGCCTAGAGACTATGTAGAATCAACTAGGAGAACTATCATGGCAAATACTACTTTTTCGGGACCAGTAAAAGCGGGAACGATTTCAAATACAACAGGAACAACTGTTGGAACTAACATTGCAAACGTAGGTTTTGTAACTATGGCTCAGTCTGTAAAAGCTGATATCATAGGTGCATCACACTTAAATCAAGTTTGTGCAGTAATTCCAGCAAACTCACAAATCATTGATGTAATTTTAAATGTTACTACAGTAAACAATGATACTGGTGCAGCAACTATATCAGTTGGAACAATTGCAGATGCTAATGCATTTTTAGATGGGGTTAATGTTAAAGCTTTAGCAACTACTCATGGTACTTTAGATACTGAAGCAACTAATGTTGGAACTACTGACTTACAAGTTCTAGCTGACTTTACTGGTGCTAATGGTGATGGTACTACTGGTGCATCTACAGTTACTGTAATGTACATCCAAAATAATTCTGTTCAAGACGCAGCAGACTTATAATAAATAATTAATGGAGCCCTTCGGGGCTCCTACAAATTTTAAGGAGAAAAATATGAGTTCATTTTCAAGTGACCAAACAACATTAAACTTAGCGGTAATAGCAGCGGATACTCTTTCAAGAGCAGGTAGAGCTAGAATTACTTCTATCCAAGGATATGGTGTAGCAGCCTCAACCCTAACTTTATATAATTCAGCGTCTGCAGGTACTCCAGGTACAGCAGTAGCTATATATAAATTTGGAACTGAAGGACTAGAAGTTTATGTTCCTGGTTCAGGAATTTTATTTACAGATGGTATTGTTTACAATCTAGCCGGAGCAGGTGGAAGTGTTACATTAACTATAACAGGTGCGTAGGATTTTAAATGGCTAATACAACTTCAGGCTCTTATACTTTTGATAAGAACCTAGGCATTAATGAAATTATTGAAGATGCTTATGAACGTATAGGCATGCAAAGTGTATCCGGTTATCAATTAAAAACAGCTAAAAGATCTTTAAATATTCTATTCTCTGAATGGGGTAATAGAGGTTTACATTTTTGGGAAGTTATAAATCAAAATGTTACTTTAGTTAGCGGTCAGGCAGTATATAATTTTTATAGAGCACCAGGTGATGGTACATCAGATGGTGTGGCTACAACAATAACAGCTGCAATGACTAATTCACAGGACACCGTTCCCTGTACCTCGGTCACGGGTTTTCCAAAATTTGGTATAGTAACAATAGGCACTGAACAAATTTCATATACAGGAATTTCATCATTAAACTTAACAGGTTGTGTAAGAGGTATTAATGGTAGTACCGCTGCAACTCATTCAGATACAGACGCTTTGACACAGACTCCAAGAGGAATGGACAATATTCAAGAAGCAAACTATAGAGTTGCTTCAACAAGTGTTGATACTCCAATGACTAGAATCAGTAGATCACAGTATCAAGCATTTTCAAACAAAACAGATTTAGGTTTATGTACTCAGTATTGGGTACAAAGATTTATAGATAAAACTACCTTAACTTTATATTTAACACCAGGAAGTTCTCAAGCAGGGAACTTTATTAATTTTTATTATACAAAAAGAATTGATGATGTAGGAGCTTATACAAATGCAACAGATGTTCCATATAGATTCATACCTTGTATGATTGCAGGATTAGCTTTTTATTTAGCAACTAAATACGCACCTCAAAGAGAACAAGGATTAAAAATGTTATATGAAGATGAGTTAGCTAGAGCTGAATCTGAAGATGGTAATACAACTAATTCTACTTATATTTCTCCTAAAATATATAACCCGGGTCTCTAATGTCTAGTTTTGCACAAGGTAAACATGCTTTAGCAATATCAGATAGATCAGGACTAGCT